TGCTGTCTGAAATCACGGGGATACGCCGCGACACAATCGGAAAGGCGATCCAGTACGCGCAAGTGAGGGCATCGAGATGACATACGAAGAAATGCGCGCGGCTCAATTCGAGATATGCCGCGCATGGCTGCAAGGGTTTGCGGATCAGGGCCTATGGATCAACGAAGCGGCCCGCCGTGCTGATGTTGATAAATCCACCATCGCCCGCATGGCGAAAACCTACGGCGTCACGTTTGCAGACGCGCCAAAAAGGGTGCGACAGCCGCGCAAGTCACAAACCAAGCCACGGCAGGTCAGGCCACCAAAGCCAAAGCCGCCGAAGAAGCCCACCAAAGCGGCGCTGCGCAAAATGGGGGCAAACCTGAAAACGCAGTTGAGCCATCACACCAAGCGGCTCTTGAGCGCGGGCTACAAGCCGGAAGCCGCAAAGATGGAGGCGTTTCGGATGGTCAGGGCGAATATTGAGCAGGGAGTGCGGGTATGAATTGGCGCATGAAGCTGGCTGACCGGATCAGCGGCGGGAAGTTGGTGGAGATGATTGCCATCGCTCACGAATACCGCAAGGCACACGTAGCAATCTGCGGTGAACGAAACAGGGCGTGGGCTGGATTAGGGGCCATTGTCCGTATGGAAACCCCGTCTGCAAACGCAACGGTGTGCAGGATGGCAAAGACGGCGCGTGAGGCGCTGAAATGATGTTCCAGCGCGTAGTTGTCGCGGCTCACTGCCAAGGCAAGCAGGAATTCCCCCGCGATGAGGCCAACGCACTGGCGCGGAAACAGCAGGCCAAGGGAGCGAAATTGGACGCGTATCAATGCGCGGTTTGCGGTCATTGGCATGTAGGGGGCAAGGCGTGACGCAAGCACCCCATGCCGCCCACAACCCCATGAAGCGCACAGGCGGGGCTAAAACCAGCCCCCACCACGAAACACAGGCATAAGGCTACAGGAATATGAGCAAGGCAATCGAGACAGCGGCAACATACGCCAGCGCCAAAGCAGCGCCAAAGCTGAAAAACGGCACCCACGCCAAAGCCAAGCCGAAGGTCAAGGTGTCGCTGGCGCACCCCAAGTGGGATCAAGGCGCAATGGGTCAGGCAAACCGCGCGCAACTGGTGACAGAGCAGCGGGGCGATGTAGATCCAGACACAGGCGAGACGATCAACCCCAACGGCGTGAAAGGCGTGCGGCGGGTGGATATGCTCGAAGTCTACCACCAGCGCGGATGGATAACAGATAAGGGTTACACGGCAGGAGAGGCGCTGCGTGACGCATGGTCTATGGTTCAGCGCGCCAAAGGCACAGACTACACTGCCGTTCGCGTAGACAGCACCAGCAAGCCAGATGCACAGGTGGCAATCCAGATCGACAGGGTATCGCGCTATCATGCCGTGTCCCGCCGTATTGCCAAGGGTGATGAAGCAATCCTTGCGTGCGTTGTGGAGGAAGGCAGGGCCATTGCGCACCTGCGCCAGTATCGCGGTCCGGCACATGATGCGGGCAAGCGGCATCTATGCGCTGCGCTCGACAGGCTGGCCCTTGCAATGGGTGGTTGACATGCGGGATTATTTAGCGCACCTTACAATCGTAAACGATTTGCGTCTGCGGGCAACCGCTGGCGCTTTTTGATTCACGCCCCTGTCAACAAGGGGTAAGGCATTGGAAATGAGAGCGAGATAGCGCGGCGAACAATGCCACCACATTCTAAGCCGCTTTTATGTGAGTGCGTAACTAGGGCAAGTCGGCGAACGCTGATCTTGCCGCCCTATAAGCGGGGCTTACGGCAAGTGAACGGGTCCAGAGCGGATACGCATTCACACGAGCGCGGCGGGCTTGCGCACCAACACGACAAAAGCACCCGCTTTCATCCGCTACATCACGCAGGTGTATCGCAATGAGCGCGGAAAGCACCTTGCCGGGTGGAAACGCGGCGCAAGTCGGTAGCGGGCTGTAACCCCGCGAATTGGTTCAAGTCCATCGCCCGCTCAACCAACACCACAGCGAAATGGTTTGAGATTAATTGCTGATTGTGATAAGATAAACGGGCCTCAAACAGTGTTTGTACCACTGCGAGGCCCTAACCAAACGGATCGTAAGGAGATCGCGTCATGGCTAATAAGCCCTTACCCTCACCAGAGGTACTTCGTCAACTTTTGAAATACGAACCTAAGACAGGAAAACTGTTTTGGCGTGACCGAGATCAATCATGGTTTACCACTGAGCAAAGGTGGGTAGATTGGATGATAAGGTTCAGTGGCAAGGAAACATTTACCACAATCAATCGAGGGTACTTAACTGGAACTATATGCCATCGCGTCCTGAAGGCGCACCGTGTGATTATGGCTATGGAAAATAACTCATGGCCTCCCCATCAGGTTGACCACATCAACCGAAATAAGTCTGATAACCGCCTAATTAATCTAAGGCTTGCGACCTCAAAGCAAAACATGAGCAATCGTGGCTGCATGCTTAGGCTTAGCGCGCTTCAGGCGTTGGCGGCTTCTAAGGGCGGGAGCAGCCATTACCTAGGTGTTATGAAGACAAAATTCGGGACTTGGGACGCAAAGATACAAACAAAGGGTGTTCGTCTGCACCTAGGCGCGTTCAAAGATGAAATCGAGGCCGCAAGGGCATACGACGCTAAATCCAGAGAGATTAGAGGCCGCGACACACAGGCAGTCAACTTCCCAGTCTAAGGTGGCTGTTTAGGTTTCTTTGGTGCGAATTGTGAGCGTGGGGAATGAAATAAAATCAAAGGAAATCATAGCATGGCACGAGGTGGCAAGCGTGATGGCGCTGGTCGCAAGCCCGGTGCAGCTAACAAGGCAACGCAAGAACAGCGCGAGGCGGTTATTGAAAGCGGTCTGACACCGCTGGACTATCTGCTGTCTGTTATGCGTGATGAAACGGTTGAACAGCACGAGCGGGTAGACGCAGCGCACAAGGCCGCGCCTTATGTCCACGCAAAGCTAACATCGGTCGATCTGAAGTCTACGGATGGCAGCATGACGCCACAGTCTGCGGTGGCTATTTACGAATTGCCAGACAATGGCCGTGACGGAGCCAATTAGAGCACAGGCGGGGCCGCAGGAAAATTATCTTGCGAGTTCAGCCGATATCGCGATCTACGGCGGCGCGGCGGGTGGCGGTAAAAGCTGGGCGCTGTTGCTTGAGCCATTACGGCACATTGGCAACCCTGAATTTGGGGCGGTATTCTTTCGCCGCAACACAACGCAGATCCGCAATGAGGGCGGCTTGTGGGATGAAAGCGAAAAGCTATATCCCGCGATTGGCGGGTCTCCTAAGTCGCATACGCTGCAATGGACGTTCCCAAGCGGGGCGGGGGTCACGTTTGCCCACCTCGAACACGACAAGACTGCGTTTAGCTATCAGGGCGCACAGATACCGCTGATATGCTATGACGAATTAACCCATTTTAGCGCCAAGCAGTTTTGGTACATGCTTTCGCGCAACCGCTCTATGTGCGGAGTTCGCCCCTATATCCGTGCGACATGCAACCCTGACGCAGATAGCTGGGTGGCGGAGTTTATCGCGTGGTGGATTGACCAAAGCACAGGGCTTTCCATTCCCGAACGGTCTGGCGTTTTGCGCTGGTTTGTTCGCATTGGCGATACAATTCGCTGGGCAGACAGTCCCGATGGATTGGCGGAATACACAATGCCGGGGGAAAACGGCGATCCGATCCCGATACCGCCTAAGTCGGTTACTTTCGTGGCGGCAAGCCTGACGGACAACAAGGCGCTTATGGCAGCGGACCCCGGCTATATGGCCAACCTTATGTCGCTGACCCGTGTTGATAGGGAGCGGCTCTTAGGTGGCAACTGGAAGATCAGGCCGTCCGCTGGGCTGTATTTCAAACGGGCATGGGTTGAGGTGGTTGACGCCGCGCCCGCTGGCCTTCGTATTGCGCGGGGCTGGGATTTAGCCGCAACGCCTGAAAGCGGCGAAAATGATCCTGACTGGACATGCGGCACAAAGATGGGCGTTGATGCAGGCGGCACCTACTACGTCCTAGATCACGCATATGACCGCTTAAGCCCAAACGGGGTTGAACGGATGATAAAGAACACCGCCTCGGACGATGGCAGGGCAGTGCAAATCGACTTACCGCAAGACCCCGGACAGGCTGGAAAAGCGCAGGTCGCAACGCTGACTAAGATGCTTGCGGGCTACAACGTGCGATCCAGCACAGTGACAGGCGATAAGGTCACACGGTTTTCGCCATTCTCTGCGCAAGCGGAGGCGGGCAACGTCAAGATTATTCGTGGCGCTTGGAATGAGCGTTGGTTGAGTGAGCTTGAGAATTTCCCGCCTGATAAGGGCCACGACGACGATGCGGACAGCACTGCGCAGGCGTTCAATGCGATATCTGTGCGCCAAGCCAAAACCACAACAACAACGGTCAAAGGATTGTACTAAATGGCCGTTAGCTCAACACACCCACAAATGACGCGCCAGATGCTGGACGATTGGCGGCTGTGCTATGACGCCTACCAAGGCGAGGGCGACATCAAGCAGCGCGGCGCGACCTATCTGCCCATGCCTTCGGGCTATGCTGGTCACGCTGATCAGGGGCTTGGCGCATACGGCGCGTACAAGGCCCGCGCGCAGTTTCCTGACATCATGGCGTCATCCGTTGGTGCGATGGTCGGGATCATCCATGCAGACGAAATCGCCATAGAGCTGCCAAGCAACATGGAATACCTGTTCGAGAATGTGGACGGCGAGGGCATTACGCTCAACGACTTTCACAAGAACATCACGCGCAACTTGCTTGTGTCAGGGCGCTACGGCGTTCTTGCAGACGCGCCGGAGGCGGGCGGCGATCCATTCCTTGCAGGCTATCGCGGCGATACCATTATCAACTGGGACGTTGGCTTTTTCGTGTTGAACGAAAGCGAAATGGTGCGCGACGGCTTCGCTTGGGCGCAGCAAGAGAAGTACCGCGTTTTGCAGCTTGTCGATGGCGTTTACATGGCAACCCTGCACAAGTCGGACGGCGAAACGGACGTGACACCCACACGGCTAGGCGGCGGGGCGCTGGACGCTATCCCGTTTGCAGTCGCATCTGCAAAGGACATGGGGCCGGATATGGAAAGCCCCCCGATGATTGGCATCGCGCGCGCGGCTCTGGCTATGTACCAGCTTTCCGCAGATTACCGCTTGCAGCTTTACATGAGCGGGCAGGAAACGCTTGTTGCAATCAACGGGCCAGCACCTACCGCAGTTGGCGCGGGTGTCGTGCATGAAATGATGGGCGATGATAACACAACGCCTGATCTGAAATACGTATCGCCTTCATGCTCTGGCATTGAAAAGCACCTAGAGGCGATTCAAGACAATCGCACAGTGGCAATTCAGGCAGGCGCGCGGCTCTTTGAGCAATCGGCACAGGCCAACGAATCCGGCACGGCGCGAAAGATGCGGTTCCGGTCTGAGACAGCGAACCTAAAGACGGTGGCGCAATCGTCTTGTTCATTGCTGGAAGCGTCCCTGCGCAACATCGCGCGGATGCTGGGGCAGTCTGACGCGGTGATTAAAGCCATCACAGTGACAGCGCCAAAGGACTTGCTGGACGCCACCCTAACGCCACAGGACGCCGTTGCGCTGTTCTCGCTGGTGGAAAACGGCGGGCTATCGCAAGAGACATACTACGAGCGCATTCAGGCGGGCGGCATTGCCAGCCAAGAACGCGACTTTGACGAAGAATACGCTCTCATTGAGGGCGGCGAAATTCGGGGCGAGACCCCGTAACCTTGCGCGATGCGCACCCCCAAACATAGGAGCACGATGTGCTTAAAACTGTTCTGACCGACCTCACAGGCGTCGATGATGCCGTAAAGCCATTCTATGCCGAAACCGATGGCAAGTTCGTTTTGCAGATCGAAGGCGTAGATAATCACCCCGAAGTCACAGCGCTTCGCAATGCCTACGCAGCCACCAAGACCGACCGCGATGCGGCTCGTTCCGAGCGCGATGCAGCCAAGGCACTCGCCAAAGATTTCCCCGAAGATTTTGACGCTGAAAAGTGGGCAAAACTCAAAGACGGGAAGGCAGACGAAGCCGCGTTAATTGCAGAGCGTAAAAAGTATGAGGCCCAAATCTCGGACCTTACACAAAAGGCAGCGGATGCTAACGCCAAGGCGCTCAAGAACGCTATCGACCGCGATCTGACTGATGCACTTGCTGGCGCTGGCGTGACTGACCCGCTTTATCTGGAGGCCGCGCGCCTTATGCTTTCCAACAAGGTAAGCGTAGATGAAAACGGCGGTCCGGTGATGGAAGGCGCAATGGGGCCGCGTCCTATTGCTGAGTTTGTAAAGCTATGGGCCGCTGACAAGGGCAAAGGCTTCGTGCAGCCCCCAGCGGGCGGCGGCGCAAAAGGTGGCAAGAACGGTTCTGGCCCGGTCAATGCGGAGACATTCGCAAAGATGGGCGACAAAGAGCGCACGGCGCTTTTCCACAGCGATCCCGAAACATTCCGACAGTTAGTCGGCACATAACGAAAGGATAGCCCATGGCTACCACACAAATCTCCGATGTATTCGTGCCAGAGGTCTATTCCTCTTACACGGCAGTAAACGGCCCTGAAAAGACCGCGTTTTTCGAGAGCGGTATTGCAGTCGCAAACCCCGCGCTGGCGGGTTTCTTTTCCGAAGGCGGGCAGATTGCCGAATTGCCATTCTGGAAAGACTTGGACGCATCCGATGAGCCGAACTACGGCACCGACGATCCGGCTGATGTTGCGACCCCCGCCAAAGTCACCACAGGCACGCAAATCGCGCGCATGGCAAGCCCAAACCAAGGCTATTCGTCAGCAGACCTTACGGGTGAGCTTGCGGGTTCCGACCCAATGCAGCACGTTCGCAATCGTTTCGGCACTTATTGGCAGCGCCAGTGGCAGTCTCGCACCATTGCAACGGTGCAGGGCGTCATTGCTGACAACATCGCAAACGACGATGGCGACATGGTAAACAACATCGCAGCGGCCACAAACGCCGCCGTTGGCGCTGGCACCCTGTTTAGTCGCGCCGCCTTTACCGCAGCGGCGTTCACCTCTGGCGACCACTATGACGATTACGCGGTGTTTGCCGTGCATTCCGTTGTGGCGCAAAGGATGGTGGACAATGACGATATCGAGTATCTGGCAGACAGCAACGGCCAGATGACTATCCCGTCATTCCTTGGTCGCCGTGTGGTGATTGACGACAGTCTTCCCATGACGCCCGCCGCTGGCACAGGCGGCACAGACGCAGCCGCAACCTATACCAGCTACCTGTTTGGCACAGGCCTGATCGGATTTGGCGAACGCAGCCCCAAGGTTCCTGTGGCTCTTTCACGCGATGAAGACAAAGGTAACGGCGCTGGCGTTGAAACCCTCTGGGAGCGTAAGTCGTGGGTGATCCACCCGTTCGGCACGCAGTTCACCAGCACAACTCTGACAAAGGGCAACGCCACATTGGCGCAGCTTCGTCTTGCCGCAAACTGGAACCGCGTCATTGATCGGCGTCTCGTGCCGCTCTGCGCTTTGGTAACAAATGGGTAGCTTGCGTAAAGCATGACTAACGGATATAATGGCCCTCTAACATAGGGGGCCATTATGGGCGGACTACCGATTAAAGTGGGCGATAGGTTTGGCAAGCTCACTGCCGTTGAACAGACGTACAAGCACAGCAAGTCAGGACGCAAGCGCAGCCATTGGGTTTGCAGGTGCGTTTGCGGCGGCGAGAATATTGTTGATGGCGGAAACCTGAGAAGGGGCAACACTCGATGGTGTAACGAGTGCGCAAGCAAATGGAAGTCGAAACACAAAAGCACACACGGTCAAACCCGAGGCAAAACGCCAACAAAAGCCTACATGACATGGTCGGGTATCAAGTCCCGAGTTCTTAATGAAAGTGACGAGCGGTTTTCTTACTATGGAGGGCGCGGCATTGATATGTCGCCAGATTGGGAAAACAGCTTTGAAGCATTCTATGCTGACATGGGCGAACCACCCAGCAAGCACCACCAGATTGACCGGATTAACAACGACAAAGGCTATTGGCCTGAGAATTGCAAATGGGCGACAGTAACCGAGCAAGGCAACAACAAGCGCAATAATATTATCCTAACGCACAACGGGAAAGCGCAAACGCTTGCAGAGTGGTGTCGGGAGATTGGAATTGAACACGGTACTGCAAAGCGCCGATACTACAAATATCCTGACGATCCAGAGGTGGTTCTGTCAGTAGAAAGGTTAAGTTGCGGCCCGACCTACACGGTTGAAGGCATCGCATATGACAGCCTGTCAAAGGTGGCGAAGGCTTACGGCATGTCCGCTTCGGGATGCTACAGTAGATTTAATTCAGCCACATACCCTGAGTGGGTCAAATTCGAGGGAAGGAAACCCCCATGAACATCAAGCAACAGCTAGACATGCAGGCGCGCTACACAGCGCAGGCAATGGGCGCGACAGTACCAGCCGCCCCCGAAGAGTTCACACCAGAGGCGGTTGACGCTATGGGCAAAGCTGATCTGCATGATTTGGCAAAAGCACATGGCGTAGACTTTCCCAAAGGCACCAGCCTTGATGACAAGCGCGGGATGGTCAAAGCGGCCATTTTTACGGCACTGTAATGACTGACCTTGCAGCCTTCAGAGCATATGCCACGGCGCGGGGTGATAACGCCCCCACGGCTGCACCGGACGTAGACGCAGAGGCGGCGCTTGTGCGCGGCGGTGACTACATCGATGCGGAGTATGTCGCAAACTTCCTGCCTGCCTATGTGGACCCCCTGCCAGATAATGTGGAGGCGGCAATCTATGAGGCGGCGCGGCTTGAACTGGCAACGGCTGGCGTGTTCTCCAAAACCTACAGCGATGCGGGCGATAAAGTGCTGACAGGCGTTGGCGATCTGCGCTGGGAATTTACGGGCCGCAAGGGCGGTTCGCAGGTTCTCAAAAGCACGCGGATTGAAGGATTGATGCGGCGCTATGTTGGCGGCGCGACCAAGGCGCTGTTGCGGTCGTGAGCGCAGAGGCACGCCAAGCGGCACAGGACGCAGCGGACGGCATTGCAAGCGCAGGCACCCCCTGCGTGTTGCGGCAAGCTGGGGCGGTGCAAACAGATCCCGATGTGCCGGTTGATACCACGCCAACGGATACGGATATTCTGGTGGTTCCCAAGCCTGTGCATGTCAGGGACGCGGCTGGGACGCTGATCGGCGTGACGAAAACCGTGCTGACAATGGGCGCGCTGGGTGTTAAACCGACGAAGGCTGATTATGTGTCAGTAAACGCGGCTAAGTCTGATGCGCCTGTCAAAGGCACGTTCAAGCAAGTCGAAAGCGTTGAGACGCTGATATTCATGGGCGTTGAGATCACGCATAGGATCATGGTTGCCGATTAACCCGCCCACACAGGCTGAAATAGCTTCACTGGCATCAATATCGCAGCAATGGTATGTGCGACACCAGATAGCGATAGGACTGCCCGCATTGGCCCGCATAACATGCGATAGGCCCGCGCAGGACTTCGCGGCTGATGATCGACAGATAGAAGCGGCGTTTTTGCTGGGCTATGTGATGGCCCTAGCCGCGCAAGACTAACCACCCCGACAATTCAACGAAACGCCGCATCCGTGCGGCCTAAGCGCGTGGCGGTAGATCATGGCAAAGACACCCCAACAGCGCCGCGTAGAGAGCCTGCTACGCCAGCAAACCGCAGCTATCCGTAAAGCCTTCACCGAAGCCATGGCAAAGGCCAGCGCAGGCATAGACACGGCGGCGCTGATCCGGTTGCTAGAGGCGGGCAACATCGAAGCGGCGGCGGCGCTGTTTAAGATCGACAGCGGCGTGATGTATCCGTTGCAACGCGCAATTCAGGATGCGTTCATTGGCGGGGGATTGGCGGTCACTGCCGATCTTCCAAAAGGCTTGGCGGGGCGGTTCGGCTTCGATGGGAGCCACCCCCGCGCTGTTGCGTTGGCGACAGAACAGGCGGCGCGGCTGGTCACGAATATCAGCGACGATGCAATCACGGCGGCGCGCAAGGTCATTGTGGACGGGCTGGCGTCAAATAGGGCGCTCACAGGCGTTGCCCGCGACTTGGCGGGACGTAGGGTGGGAAATAAGCGGGTAGGGGGCGTGCTGGGGCTTACAGGTCCGCAGACAGACCGCGCAATCAATATCCGCAGCATGTTGGGTGATCCGGCGCGCATTGGCGAGTATTTCGAGGGCAGTTCGCCGCGATATGTCGAGAGTGACAGGCGTTTTGACGCGATGGTGCGCAAGGCGATCAAGGACGGCAAGGCGCTGGCACAGGCCGATGTGGACCGTGTTACAAATGCCTACACCGCTAAGGCAACGGGCAACCGTGGCAAGGTGGTGGCGCGCAACGAGGCTTTCACCAGCCAAGCGGCGGGGCGTGGCGAGGCATACACGCAGATGCTCGAAAGCGGGCAGGTGGAGAGCGTCACAGTGCGCTGGCAGCATAACCTTAGCGTCAACCCGCGCGACGATCACGTTTCAATGGATGGTCAAGTCATTCAGCTTGGCGAGACGTTCAACTTCCCCGATGGCGCGCGCATGAAGTACCCGCACGATCCGGCGGGCGGCGCGGCTCACTCAATCGGGTGCAGGTGCGTGGCTATCCATCGCGTTAAGCTGCCGAAGGAGTAAACCATGAGCCGATCTTTCACTGCACAGCTTGCCAACATTGAGCGGCTGACAGTCAAGAAGCTGAAATACGTGGCAAGCGAAGCCATCCAAGACGTGATGGAAGCGGTTATGACGCCATCGGTCGGCATAACCAAAGGCGGCACGTTCGAGGAAGGCAAAATCCCCGTGGCCGAAGCCGAGCTTATCAATAGCCTGACCAGCAACGGCACACCCGGCGCAGACAGCTACACCGTGGCAATCGCGGGTTTTGACATTGGCGACACGCTTAAGTTCGCATGGACCGCGCCGCACAGTCTCGCAGTTGAAACAGGCACTAGCAAGATGCCCGGTCGCCACTTTGTCGGGGTCAACGCTCGCAAGTTCCCCGAGTTCGTGGCGGCGCGCGTTAAAGAGGTACAGTAATGCAAGAAGCCGACATATCCCGCGTTCTCCGCGCCCGCCTGAAAACCATGACACCCGCCTATCCGATCCTGTACGAGAACCAAGACAAGCCGGAGACGATGCAGCGGCCATATCTTGCGGTGCAGATGGTGCGGGTATCGCGGCGGACGCCAAGCATCAACGGCGCAGGCGAAACATCATCGCGCGGGTTTATGCAGGTCACGGTTGTAGCCGATCTGGACCAGTTCGCCGGACCAGCGGAAACGATTGCAGACAACATCGCGGCACACTTCCCGAAGGCGCTGCAACTCACGGACGCCAGCGGCAAGGTGACGATACTGGACGCGCCGAATATCCTGCCCGCGATGCGAGATGGCCCTGACTGGCGCGTTGCCGTTCAGTGCGACTACATCGCCATCTAACCCCAAAGGAAACACCATGCCCGAAAATACCCCCGCGCCAGCGGCCCCAAAGCCGATCCCAAAGCCCGTCAAAGCGCGCCTGATCCGCATCCCCCGCGACGGAAAACGCTTCCCCGCAGCAATCATCAAAGGCGATGTGCCGGACAAAGGCAAAAAGCTGCAAATCAACGTGGGCGGCACTGCCTACGAAGGCATCGTACACGACAGCACCGAAGTTGACGGCGAAGTCATTGTGGAATTCCGCAACGGCCTTTCCCCCGCCAAGTAATCCGGCCTGCCCGGACACCCGCGCCCGATGGCGCATCCCACTTCCTGAAAGGAAATCACTATGGCTTACCAAACAGCGGCAGGCGCATCCCTGTCCATCGTAGCAACCGCGCCCGCGACATTCGACGCATCGGGATACGGCGCACTCACTGGCGTTGTCGTCGGTGAAGTGACCAACATTGGCGACTTCTTTGGCCGCGAATATGCAGAAGTGACGCACAACCCCCTTGCCGACCGTATGACCAAGTACGGCAAAGGCAGCTACAACAACGGCACCATCGCGCCTTCCATGGCGCTGGACCCCGCCGATGCAGGCCAAATTCTGATGCAGGCCGCGCTGATCAGCGATGATCCGTATTCGATCTGCATCACCTTGCAGGACGGCACCGAATACTGGGCGCGCGCTCTGGTCATGACCTTCATGCCGAATGTCAGCGGCGTGGACGATATCGTCAATGCGGCTGCATCCATGCGCGTCACGACTGATTGGGTGGTTATCCCCGCATCGTAATCCGCTTCGGCGGGTAAGGCGCGCGGGGGATGTGGTTTGAACCCTGCGCGCCACAAACCAACCAAACCACGAAGGATAACACAATGAGTTTTGCACGTATCAACCCCGCCCGCGATGCTGAAAAGCCAGCAACCTACCACGTCGAATATGACGGCGAAGCGCTGTACCACGAAGGCCAGCCAATCGAGATGGACTTTCTCGGCACGGATAGCCCCGCAGGTCAGCGCGCTGGCATCCGGCAGGCAAAACGGCTCGACGCCCTCAAGCCAAAGGGCAAGAAAGAGCGGACCATTCAGGACTATTCCGAGGATGAAATCGCAGACCGCGCGGCCAAGGTCACGGCATCCAACGCCAAATTCTACGCCGAGATGCTGAACGGATGGCGCAACGTGACGCACATTCCCAGCGGCAAGCCTGATGGCAAAGAGGAGTTGCTGGAGTACACTCCCGAAGCTGCGATTGAACTGCTGACGAAGGCGGAATGGCTGCACGCGGGGATTGACGCTTTTTTGGCGAACAAAGCCAACTGGCGCAAGGGTGGCGAAACCGCCTAATCCTCTACGCGCGGCAAATGGGGTTCCTTCATTCCAAGCCGGATGATTGGAAAGCCAGCCGCGCGGCACTCTACGCCAAAGAGGACGTTCCCAACGGCCTGCCGGATATCGACACGGGCGAATACTTCGTCGGATGGTTGGCGCATGATCTGGGATGGTGTGATGCGGACGGCATGGGCAATCTGCGCGCCCATTCGTGGCTGGAGATTGACGCCATGGATCGGCAGCTAGGGCTGAGCCTAGAGCCAGACGAAGCCCGTCTGATACGCACCATGTCAAACGCCTACATCGACGGGCATCATCATGGCAAAGAGGCGATGGCTGTCGCCCCAGCCTACGATGACCGCGACGATGACCCCGGCATAGCCTTAGAGCGGCGTATCGTCTCCGAGAAGATCAAGGCGGGCATGGGCGGCAAGGCATCCCGTTAGCGGGGTGTCTTAATTCCAAGCGTGGACCCGCATATTATCAGCCTCTCCGTCTCCCGTCAGGTAAACAAAGCGGTTGGGCAGAACAGCCTGCCACCTATGCCCTGCGCCTTCGTAGAACGACTTATTGACGCGCGGCACATAGCCCAGCGAACACGTCAGGCCCATGAATGTTTGCCCAATGCCAAAAGACCCGTTTCTTGAACGTAGCAGTTTAATATCTCCATCGGTTAGGCTCATTTGTCTGAATACAGTTTCGTACTCTGTGAAATCCTCTTTACGCAACGCATCACGGCCCGCCTTACCGTTTCTGTAATTGACGCAAAAGGCAAGAAAAGACGGCATCATGCCATCACGTCCTACCATTGACATCCATCGACTATCGTCCTCGTCACTCCAAGCTGTGGGGCGAATGTTTAACGGGTTTCCGGCGTAAGCCGCACCGCTCGCAAGCGTGCCAGCTATCGCCATCGCCAAGGCAATCTTTTTCATAATTATCTCCGTTGGTTCACGCTCAAGATAGGGCGGGTTCGGCGCACGCACAAGGATACGCTACATGTCGCAATCGTTCGCCGAGCTTGTGCTATCTGCAAACACGTCGGGACTGCGCGCAGCGCGTGGCGATTTGCGCAACCTGACAGGCGAAGGCGAGCGCACCGAAAAGCGGACCAGCAAGGCCATGGGTGGCATTGGTACGGCGGCAAAGCTGGTGGGCGGCGCTCTTGCCGCTCTGGGGGCTATTTCATGGGCATCCGGCGGCATCCGGCAGGCGCGCGAATACGGCGCGGCCATGTCCGAAGTTTCTACGCTGATCGAAGGCACGCCAGCGCAGATGAAAGCGGCTGAGACAGCCACGCGCAATTTCGCCAAGCAATTC